GCTAGATACGGAATACCTATCAGCTCGCTTATATTTACCATTAAAAAATCCCTGCAAATTCTTGTGGGTTGTATGTGTGTCCCGGGAAAATTTGATTTAAAATGTCTTGATACATTAATTTAAGTGTGACCCTTTCAGCAGCTATGTTTGCAGAGCCCACTGAAAGCCCAGTAAGTGAGTACTCCACAATGTCGGGATACTCTGTAAATACCATTTCTAACTCTGCATCCATTGGCTCACTAATGGCACGTAATTCATCCACTAAATCTGTGGTTATATTGTCTATTTCAATCGTTGCGTATGGCTCTCTCTTACCGTCCTCTGCAGGAAGGGCAATGGTCACTGCCACAGCATTGTATAAATTACCTCTAGAGGTAATGCTTTCGGTATTGTTTATGAATCTAAGCGTCCCTGCGGGGTGATAGAAAGTTATCAAACAAGTAAAAACACCTCTACCTCCCTGACTTTTTGGAAGGCCCCCTTCTTGCTTATAAAATTCCGCTCGTGAGCTTTCGGTATTTTTGAAAATTGTAGGCACCTAAACCTCCTGCCAATTCATCTCGATTCTAAAATAAATATTACCCACTGCGGTAAATTTGTAGGGCTTTTCAAATCTATAAACTATGTCAACTTCAGATATTGGGTGTTTGAAGGTGAAAGTCCCATTCCCTCCGTCTAACTTGTTATCCCACCAAACTTTAAAAGTTGTATATTCTTCCATGGAAAGCATCATAGTGCAGGTGGCTTTCTTAAAAGCACGGGTGACAACCCTTCTAGATTTCTTTGGGCCATACATTATATCGGAAAGAAGGAATTGTGGGTCTTCACTCTCTGCAAAAGAACTATCAACGTGTTTCTGCAGTAGTGTAGGCCATGTGGTAGAGGGTGCTGTTGCCATTTACATTTTCCCCGGTCTAGTTATGCCATAGTTGGCCGACATGTGTTGGTCCATTGCTCCCGATTGGAACATCTCCTGAATCCTGCCCTCTACTATAATTTCAATTACATGGGTGCCATCATCCGCTGTAGAGTCTCTGGTTTTTACTTCAACTTTATCGGAAACTGTATTGTTGATATTTATAACGGTGTTATTACCTCCACCATTCCCCCCACCTCCTTGGGCCACTGCCGAACTGTTGCTAAAGAATCTGTCCAGTGGGATTATTGCCTCAGGTCCTGCTTCTCCAACATACGCAAGAGTCCTCCCTGACACTACGCCTCCATCTGCCAATTCAGGGATAATTCCTCTTGAACTGTTATCTATATTTGCCCCTATTCCTTCTCCCATACCCCCCGTAGCTGTACCCGTCACATCTAGGCTTACCTGCTCACCTGGTGAAGCTCCGCCAAATCCACCCCCTGCAAAAGCTCCAGTAAGTCCCTTAACAACTGCAGCATTTTGTTGCTGTCTTGTAGCTATCATTAATTTCTCTGCTGCCAGAGACAGTTGCGCTGAGGCCATAATAATTTGTTGAGAGCCTGTTTGTGCTGCTGTGCCAAATTGAGTAGAAGCGGAAGCAAGTTTAGTTGCGGCGAGAGAGGTTGCTGTTGCTGCGGCCATTTGCTCTTGCTGAGGATTCCTTTTAACCCCGCCCTCTTTACCCGGCTCAGCTGCGGCATCATCTTTTTTCCCCCCCTTCATAATGTCTTGCAAACCCTCCGCAAGCGGCTTCATAATGTACATTTCGATAATAGTCTTAGCTATCATCTCTTTCATCTTGTCGTAGAAGTTTTGCATAGAGGCACTTATGCCTTTATCCATAAAGCCAACAAATGCATCAGATAATCCTGTGAAAGCTTCAGAAACCCCTGCAGAAACTGCATGTGCCATGTCAGGTAGGCGGTTTATTACTCCGTCCAGGGCAGCATGCATGCCCAACACCGCTTGCGCAGGCCCCGAGAATAAGTCTGAGTTTTCCATCTTCATGTTTATAACTGCGGTTTGGTAATTTTTCCAAGACAAAGTTCCTGCGTCCAATTGCGCATTTAAGGCCTCTTGTGATGAGGTTATCACGGAGCGTCTCTTAGTTAACATGTCTGCAGAGGTTGCCATTTTCTCTATGGCCCATCCGTAACCTAAAACAGCTTGTGATGTGTCTCTGACCCCTTGAAATGGGCCACCTGCAGACGCTTCTGTTTTGTCTAATTTGTTTTGCCATGTGGTTATTGCTTTTCCACTGTTGTCAATTGCAGCAGTTAATTTGTTTACCTCAGAAACAGCTCCCGATGTGTCTAAATCTTTAGATTCGCCAAGGCCTTGAGTCTTCTTAGCAGGTATACCGTATCCTGACCCTGCCCCGGCCGGACCTGCCCCAGAAGGAGGCCCCCCCTGCGCAGGTGCAATAGGCACAGCAGCCCTCGCTTCCGCCGCCACAGCCGCAGACCGCTTCTCAATATTGTCCATAAAATTAAATGTGTCCTTACTTTCCCGCCTACCAGTAATTACTGGCTCATAGGCCTGAGGTTCAGGCTTATTTATGTTGAACTTATTCATCTTGTCTTCGGCAAGTCCTCTGTTCTGAGTCTTGGTTTCCACTACCAGAAGCTGCTCAACTGTCATAGGCTTGAACGCCTCATCAATGGCACTAACGAAAGGTGACTTTAGCTGTTCAGGGGTTTGTAACATTAGAGGTATTGGGTCTATATTTACAGTGGGTGTTACTTTGATGTCTTCATTTAATTTTTCTTTTACTTCTTTTAAGTCCTCTGTTGGCATTCTTTTAACTTTCTTAGGCGCAGCAGTAATTGTAGCTGTCTTATTTAACTCACTCATTGCAGCTTCTGCAGCAAGGATTTCTTTTGGCATACCAGCTATTTCTTGGGATAACAACCCTGTTGCCCTGGCCGCTTTAGGTAACGTAGATTCCAAACCTCTGCTTGAATTTACAAAGGTTTCAAAAAGATTCTCAACCGGGTCTTGGTGCTCTTTAAGTTTCTCAAATTGTTTATCCAAATCTTCTAATTGCTTTGCTTGTTCTTGGGGCCCCAAATCTATTTCAAATTTTTTCTGCTGTTTGTCAGCGTATAGGCTTGGGGCACTTTTTACTGTGTCACCTACCTTATTAAATGCTTCATTGAGTATCCCCATCAGGGCCCCACCGGCCTCTTGGAAGGAGCCTACAATATCTCCTGATATGGTGCCATCCTGTTTTTTAATTCCAGCCGCTTCAAAAGCTTCAGCCTCTTCTTTTGCTCTTTGATAATAGGACTCTAATCTTTGGGTTGCTTCGGCAGTATCTTTATCATTCTGCGCCCAAGCGGCAGACCACCCTGACCTAGCTCTCTCCCCGGCATCAACATACGCAAAAGCAGCTTTGGTGACTGCGTAAATTCCTTCTTTACTTTTAACATCCCCCTCTAAGATTAGTTTCATGGCATATTGGCCACGGTTTAATGAGTCTCCCTCCTTTCTAAGCTTGGCTAGTTTTTCTGCGAAGTCCTCTATCCTTTGGTCGGATGCTTTCGCTCCTGCATTGCCTGGTGTATAAACATCTATTCTTTTAAATGCTCTGGCTTCGTCAAATTTTTGTTTGCGATTGTAGGCGGTCATCATCCCTTCAGAGTACTCTTGCCAAGTCTTTTTTCCCTTCATCAACTCATCATGCAACTCTAGTAAAGATAGCTTCATATCTCTATTTGCGGCCATCAACCCGATATTTGCTCGTGCGTCCATTGTAGGCCGTCCAGATACAAGCTCTTGTTGCCTTAAATTAGTTTCGGCCTTAAGTATGGGTTTTGTGTCCTGCTCAAGTATTGTCTGCTTAGCTCCTGCTGTGTATCCTGAAATACGCTGAGTATAGTATTCTTTATCTATCTCCAATTGCTTCTGTTTAACTAACTTCGCATCCCTATCTATTCCCCCCAACACCATTTCGTTAGCTATTCGTATTTGTTCTGAAGTTGTTTTTGCCCCTTTTGCAATTGCATCGGAAGAAATTCCATAACCTAGTGCGGTAACATCTTTGGCCTGATAGTAAGGCCCCTTAGGCACTGCGTATACTTCTCTATAAGTTTTTTCCAGATTCTTTACTGGTTGATTGTTGCGGATGTATTCAGATATTTCCTTCCCACCATCTTTGTAACTCTGCTTCCAAGCAGTTACCGCCTTGGCCACCAGTTCCGGCTGGTAAACAGACATAGGGATGCCTTGACTAGTCTTTGCTGTGGAAAGAGTTTGTATCTTACCCGCTGTGGCTGTTAGATTCTTCTGCAAAGCAGGAACTTTTGTGGGGTCTTTTTTTTGCGCGTAGTTTATTTCATTTAGTAGAGAATTATACTTGGTAAGTGATGCTGTCAGTTGAGCAATGTTGGCTGATGTTTCGTTAGTTTTACTCCCCATCACAGTGTTGCTGTCTTTATAGGTTATAATAGACTCAGTAACATCTGCATAAGCATCTCTTAATTTTAACGCGCTAGATACTGCTTCTTCCTCTGATAACATTGTTTTTGCTTGAATCTCCAACAAACCTTCGGCTTCATTTTTTTGAGTTGACCTGAACTGTTGAAAGCTTGGTAGTTTGTACTCCCCTTTGCTATCTTTAGGACCAACTTCAGCCTCAGATAATCCCAATTTTTTAAGTTCAGCTGCAGTTACAGCCGCAAGCCCGGGTATTTTTCTTAGTGTATCTAAGTATTGCTCAGTGGATTTCGTCCTCTCCTTCATAACATCTTCGCGCTTCAGATTCTCCATTGACTCTTTTACCAATTCCGAGCTGCCCTTTATTGCTTTAGATACATCCTGCACCCTCTCTGCTCTAGCACTCTGGTAAAATGAAGCTTCCTCTGTAAGTTTTTCAATAAGGCTGCGACCCATCTTGAACTCTTCCGCTACCTGTTTTACGTAGGCTCCCACAGGGTTAACTGCAGGGGGTGTTGGTGTCCCTATGACTGGGCCTTTTTCCGCAGCACCCGCTGGAGTTGGTGATGCAGTCTTCGGTGGGTTCATAAACTCCCTCCATGATTTTCTAAGCCCTTCTGTTGGGTTCCATTCTACCTGTGCAAGAAGGTCCCCAGATTCTTTCGCGAAATCTTTAATAAAATCTATGAAATAACCCTCCTGCTTATCTGACCAGGTTTTTGTCTTATCTGAGACCTTGCCGAGGAAGTCGTCATATACCCTATAAAATTCGGTAAAGCTGTCCCGCATCCTCCCTGTAGGTATCAGTGAAAGAATACTCTCTTTAATCAAACTAATCTGACTACTTGTCGAAGCCTTTATGGCCTCCCAATGAAAATTCCAAGTATATTTGAACGATGTGCTCCACTCATCCAACTTATCCTTCATCCCACCCCAGTCTACAAGTTCACCTAGTTTGATAGCTTCATCAGGTTGGTTTTTTTCCAGGAAAGTATTCAACTTATCTTTAAACTCTTTAACCTCGATATCTTTAGCGGAGACTAGTAATTTTTTAGGTGAGACTTGTATGGTGTTTATAGGCATATTCTTTAGCCCGCTTTCCACACTGGCCTTCAGTGCCGCACTATCCGCTGTGACTGGGATTTTGGTTGGTGGAACTTTTGTCCTTTCCAATGCTGTGGAAAACTCCGTAGGATTAACTGTAACGGGTATATTTTTGAGAGGAATTTTTATATTTTTTATCTCATTAAGAGCTTCTATCCCGTCAACTTTGATAGGTATTGTTTTAACTTGCTCTTTTATACCTAGTAGTGATTTCGTAAACTCACCTATTGAGTCGGCAGTGTCTTGAATCGACATCTCTATAGTATATGGTCTTCTCATGTCTTCCAAAGAAGTTGCCAATGCTGTAATGTTGGTATCATTAGCAGTTATGGGGATATCCTTTGGCTCTATAATAGTAGCTAGTGCGTCATTTAAAATAGTGATAGATTTAGTGGTGTCCTGCACTCTTACCGGGATAACTTTCTCTTTTACTGGCGGCTCCTGTGCTCTTTCCTTTTTAATTTCTTCCTTTACAGTTTCTACATTTGTCTTTACTTGTACAACAGGTTTAATGCTGGAAACCTGTTTAAGTGTATCTGCAGTGTCTATTTTTAATTTAGCAGCTAATGATGGCACTGATGACTCTGCTATAGTTGGAACTGCCAATTTCCCTGCATCCCTAAAACCTTTTTGCATCTCCTCTAAAGCTTTTTTGGCCGGCTCAGTGTTGGCCGTAACTATAACAACTTGCTCCTGGCCAAGACCTGATGAGTACAACGCTTTACTATAGGCTTCCTTGCTTGCGTACCCTGCTTTTTCAAAGTTGTCAGTTATGATATCCAGCTGGCGCACCGTCACCTCAGGGTCTATAAGAGATATATTTGTACTATCTACTAGTGCTTTTGCGTCAGTTGTCAATTTTTTTAAGTCGGCCAAGTATTGTCTTGAAACTGCTGGGTCTAGGAATGGTTCCACCTTTTGTCCAAACGCACTAGTCTCTTTTTTTGGAGCGTACTGCTTATCGAGAACCTCCGTACCCCCAGCCACTTTCATTTTTGTCAGTTCTGACCTAACTTTTCTCAAATCTTCAAGGCTCACAGATTTTACAAGTCTTGCACTTTGTTTTGTGATTGCTTGCTCTAGCAATGCTCCTTGAGTGCCTAGTGCTTTTCCTAACTCTGAAATATCTGCCAATGCTTTGTTCTTAGAGTTGGGGTCTAAAACGTATTTCATTGTATAGTCGGTTCTTTGAGCATTCATTGAGTCCACTACCGACTGGTGCCGGTGCAATGTCTCGTCTAAAGTCTCTATGCCTTTTGTTGTGTCCTCTATTTGTTTTATTTCTTGTGGCCGTCCTATGGTGAGTTTATATGCTGCAATTGCCGCAAGTCCTGCAGCTATGGCCAACAGTGCCCAACCCACTGGCCCTAGTTGAGCGAAGAAGGCCGCTATGGCCGCTGCGAAGCCTGACATCTGAGTCGCCATCAACCCAAAGTTATTGGTTAGCCACAGAACTGCGCCACCCATCTGCATAATCATTGAGTACAATGCCATAAGCTCTGTAACTACAAATTTTATTACAGTCATAGAGCCTAGTAAGATTATAAACTTCATTATGGTCGCAGCATTGTCACTTATAAAATTCGCAAAGGATGAAATCTTCTCCCGCAGCCCCACATCAGCAAACATATTCTCAATGGTTCGAGCGAATGTGTTTTTTACACTTATCCACATCTCTGCAAAAGATATTCCGAGCTTTTTATTCTCTGACTCCCAAATATCTTTATTTTTTAGAAGTGCATTTATTATAGTTTCCGCACCTATTTTACCCTGTGCTCCAAAATCCCGGAGAGCACCTGTTGTAGTGCCTAATTCCTTTGCAAATGCTCGGGTTAAAACTGGAGCATTTTCCATCAAAGAACGGAGTTCATCTCCCCCAAGTCTATTGGCCTGTAATGCTTGAGTTAATTGTAATAAGGTAGAACGTAGCTCTCCCCCCTGAGACCCTGCAAGTCTTGCTCCAAGACTTACTGCTTCAAAGGCCTTGGCCACGTCTCCTGCAGACCTTCCTGTACCTTCCATGGCCAGTGAAAATCTTTGGTATGTTTTGGAGGCTGTTTCAGCATCAACAAATGTTGTATTCATTGCACGACTCACTGACGCTTGTGCAGATGCATAATCTTCTGAAGATTTTGTTACTTGTTTGAGTCGCAAATCTGCTTTGTACACCGAATCGGCCATCTGGAGGATTTCTTGCCCAATCACCCCGGTAAAGGCAGCCTTTAGATAAGTGTTCAGACGACTTGCTGTCCCCCCCATTTGCATTAGGGATTGGCTCGATGTTTGAGACGCCCGTGTAATTTGATTTAATTGGGTGCCCACTCCTGTGAAGCCTTGCTTCATAGTTTGTGCTGCACGGTTTGCTGCGTTACCTAGTTGAGTAAATCCTGCACTTACTCCTTGGGTATTTTTACCCATTTGCTGAGTACTATTGGCAGTGTTCTGAGTAGCTTTTTGAACACTCTCTAGGAGGGAGGTTATTTTTGCAAGGTCAGCGGCAAACTGTCCTGTGTCAACTCTCAACTCTGTGACAATAACTCGTTTGTCTGCCATGGCCCACCCTCTCTAAAGACTTTCTTTTTTTGTATCTTTCTTTTTTTTGTCTATGTCGTTTAAGTATAGCAAATCTAAGGCCCGAATTACGCGGCAGAAAAAATAAGATAGGCCGAATTTATCAGCATAAGAGTGTATGGCCGTAACAGGTATTGGGCCTACTCCAAACCCTGTACTTCTGCAGGTACTTAGTTCGTAAAAGCATTCGAGATAGACACCGAAAGGGCCTAGATTTATTGGGTACAGTTCCTCACCCAATGTTCCACGCTCCATCAGCATCTTGTAGAATTTTTCTTTGCCCTCCCACTTGCGCATTACCTGGAGGGCCTGCATTAGTTTTTTGCGAGTTCCTCAGCATCTTCTCTGTAGTTAGCAAACTTTTGCGCCTCACCTAACAAGTACATATATAAGTCAGGCAATGACTCCATAAGCTCAATTGCTGCAGCTTCACTGTATGGAATGAGTTCACCTGTTTTAGTCGTAACCCCTTCCCAACCTTGAAGGCATGTTCTACAGAAAACTTCTATCATTATTTTCCTGGAAACAGACTCTGAAAGAGTCCCCATATCTAGCTGCCTCTTGTATGGTACAAGCATCTTTGCTAAGGTTTCAGAATACTTCTTATTCTCCCCTCCAGCTCTTGCCACTTTAAAAGAAAGTAATGGCTCGACACTTAGAACAACGTCTATCCCATCTTTCTCTTTCTTATTGCTAGGCCCAAACATTTGATACAATTCTTGCATAATAAAAAACCTCCATAATATTATTACCACATTATGGAGGTTTTTATAACGCTATGTCAATTTGCTAATTACTAACCTGTAGGCTTCAGCCAATATACAAACATTGAATTTCCACCATACACAGGTTTGGTTGTTACCTTAGCAGTACCTGAGATAGACAATTCAACAATTGCATCTTTACCTGTTGCATTTGGGTCATCAAAACTTAGTTGCAAGTCAGGAATATTAACTCCTACCCCGCCATCTTGATTCAAGGCATAATACATAACTTGAATTGGGGTGGACTTAATTTTTTTGTCTAGGTATTCCCAGTTGGAGTCTTCTAGATAGGCGGTCATGGTTACCTTAATGGCAGCAGAGCCTTGAGTGTATTTTTCAGGAGCGATAGACCCAATACAATTTTGGGCCTTTGAATTGTTATTTAACTCAACGGAGAGTGACTGGATACAATAAGCGGTAGGCATATCGTCCACAATCACTAGCCCCACATCTACAGAGGCGTTTAACGCTATGTGCGCTTCTGGTGCTAGTAGGGTTGGCGTAGTGGAGTCTAATGGTGCCAAAGGTACTAGTGGGGTTTCATGGTCATTTGCTACATAGGAAAAGCTTGCTTTGGCAATCTCACCGTAGGCAAAGTTCATACTCATTACGTCAACTAGTGCTCCTCGGTAAACAATGGTCTTAACATAACCCGCACCTCCCACTACGGTAGGCCCTGTCAAATCTGTAAATCTTTTTTCCAATGTGTAGGATATATCTAGTACTCCGATACTTGCAATCTCAGGGGATGAGAGAGTGACCAGCTTGCCCGCCTCATTCGCCATATCCTTAGCAAAACCTATAATGGAAGAGGACGTTACTGTGCCGATGGCCGCTCCTGCAGCTGAACCTTGGGAGAAGATTATATCTCTTGGGATATAGATACATTTCTTATTTTTACCGCTAAGCCCTGTAAGGGTCCCTGGTGCACCCCCTGTGTTTATTATCTGAAGGATATGCCCCTTTACTCGGTTCTTTCCAACTTTTGAAAATTCTGCCACTATATCTGTGAAGGTTGTAGCATTGGTGGCAGTTAGCGTTACATGAGAGTGTAGTTCAACACCTGCTTTAGGTGTAAAGGCAATTGTCACTTCGACATCATCCTCGATAACTGCACCCCAAGTCCCCGCTGTCCCAGCATACCCGTGAGTTGTATTGCTATTGTCAAATTTGGTCCCTGCTAGGAGCATATCTTTAAAACATATCGAACCTGCCAGTTCCGCTTCGACGTTACCTTTAACTTCTAAGCCTGTGGTTATTTGTCCAGCACTTTGGCGGTCTGTACGCGCCTCAGCAGACTCAGTAGTGGATGGAGTTCCTGACAAACTCTCAGAAGTTTTTCTAAGCTCCCTCCAAGGGTCAGGGACAGTGGCGGTAGGTGTTACACCATACGCCGTTTCTTTAATATAGGCTACGCGGACTCTATTCGCACTAGACATGGTGTATCTCCTTAATTAATGGCTGAATGTATATATGCTAATTATGGAGCAAGAAAAAAATACTCTCAACTTTTTTTTAGTGTAGTGCAACAAATAAGTTTAAAGGATTGTTATTTTGAATCGTTACAGAGGTTGATAAGCCCTTGATGGCCATATTGGATTTGACATTAGCAGATGATAGCTATTTAGAAACAAATAATCAAGTTTAAACTATATCAAAGTCGCGATATACGTCCATGTAACATGCAAAACCATGCCAATTGCCGTCAAACTCTATGGCCTCTCCCCACATGTCTGTTGGGGGGTCTATGGACTGCACAACCATATCCCCTAACCTCATACCTCTAAACAAGCTACGTAAGACTTCGGTGGCCGCTATCGCTGTTGCCGATGGTTGCCCTACCGCATGGACCATGTGGAATACAATAGTCCCCTCCTCTCTGTAACACTTTCCCCCCAGCCCTGCAAAAGTCTCCTCACTCTGCAAAAACTGAACACCTAGCCACATAGTCAAATTTGCTAAGTTTAGATTTGTTTTGTCTAAAAAATCAGATAAGTCATAAAAAGGTGTAATCGTCCAATTATTTGCAAGGTGTGTCATAACCGTGTTTCGGACATACTGTGAACTCATAAGAACAAATATAGCACATCACAATACGGACTTGACAAGTTTTTTGGCCTCAACAACGGCCAAGGCCCTTTGAGAAGTCCTGTATCCTGAACCCCCCCTGTACACAAACCGTATCGCAGGATATCTTCCATCCCTCAAAGATGTTTGGATTCCGTAAAGTGTTGAAGGTAGTTTTATATATTGCTTCCTGACCAGAACCATTCTTGCTTGTATATAACTTCTAAATTTAGACCTGATTTTTTTGGATACAACTCTAAAAACACCATTAGGCGCTTTCATTGAATACCTGGAAAACCCTTTTTTTGCATCTGCTTTAACTCTTTGAGTAGTGCCAGTCACTCTGGGTGCTTTTTTTAACTCTTCTATTTTTCTTGAGTAGGGTGCTCTGTTTACCAAATAAACGGTATCTCCCGAACTCCAGTTTCTTTGTTGTGGAGAAACTGAACCCATAACGGCCCCTCCACTGTCCAGCCAAACAAAGTTTCTCATAAACAACCCTGTATCTCTGGGAGCAGTGCCCTCAGCTATCCTCTGTGCCTCGCGCAATATATCATTGAAGAATGCACTTTGCTGTATAGCTCCATCTTCTCCCTCAATATCCCCCTCTATCCACTTAATAGTCTCACCTAGTTTTGCAGTGAATACACTGGTCGCAGGTCTCCCCCCAATTAAGAGGTATGGGTTTTGAAGAAAACCCTCTCTCTGTACTTCTGCAAGTACTTGAAGCGCCATATTATTTTGGGCCACTGCTGCTCCTGCTCCAATAATGTCATTTAGGTCAAGCAATACGTCAGGAAGTTTAACCATAGGCACACGAAAGACCTTAGACTTTCTACTTACCTTGGGAGCTTCCAAAGTATATTTCTGTCCGAAAAATTTTAAATCTTTGGCCATAGCGACATTTTACCATATTTACGCTAATATCTCAGTATGAAAACTAACTGGAGGCTCCTATACAAGCTTTAGATATGTTGAAAACCTATCTCGGAATAGCTTTAACAGATGTATCCCAGGATGCAGTCCTATCTCTATATATAGAGAGGGCCAAAGACCTTATTGACTCCTATCTTGGATTCCCTATAGAGCAGGCCTCCTACACTGAAAAAGTAGAGTTTCAAAGATATGTTATACCCAAAGCTTTCCCCATAATATCCCTTACTTCTCTAAATATTAATGGCGAGGCTCAGACGCTAGCTGATTTCTATATCGACAAAGAAGCTGGCATTGTCCATAAAATGAAAGATTATAGGTTTAGTACACTTTGCCCCGGCATTGCGGATATTGTTTATGAAGCAGGGTATGTTGCACCATACCCTGGATGGATTAATGAGTGCTGGGCCATGACGGCCCTCTATATTAAAGAGTATGTTTACCATACCAGTGGCTCAGGGACAGGAAGTTCTTCAGGAACTGGAGGCAGTGTATCTCTTGGAGGCATTGCAAGTATCACTGTTAATGATATCTACTCCGTAAGCTACCATAACAATGGAATATCTACGACTTTCTCTAGCTCCTTCAAAGATAACAACGGTAAGACACCTGAAGATATGTACCACCTGATACCTCCAACCGTAATGAGTATATTAAAAATGAAGCGCATGAGGCAATATCCTTAAATTCTTGCATTAAGGCATCAATAGAAATATAATTCATTATGGCCGCTCGCTTAAATTTGTCAGACACTCGATTCGGACGCCTCACCGCTATCAGTTATTGCGCCGTTGGACGGTGGAGCTGCCTCTGTATTTGTGGAAAGGTGTCAGTTGTAAATACTAGCAGCCTCACATCGGGTAACACTCAATCCTGCGGATGCTCCAAGACGACGTATGGGGTCTTCCCACCAGAGTACATACCAATAAAGGTAGGCACCTATGATTTTTGAAGAAAGTCAGGCCGAGGATTATTACTTCCGTGTCATCAATAAGGTTGGTGAGGCATGTACTTACCTCTCAAATAACGCCGGGGTATTCACCGAGTCCACTGCCTTCAAAGCAGTATTCAAGTATGTACGTCCTGATGAAGTGATAGGCAGTCTTAGACAAGATGATATCAAGTGCTACATTATTGAAAACGACTTATCCACAAGAAGCATAGTCCCTAAAAGAGGCGACAAGATTCG